GCAGTTATCAGCAAAAATGTCGAAATACAGTGGAAACACGCCTAGCTGGTAGCCTACTTGGGTGATTGCCGAAACCTGCTCATGTGGGGCCAAGTTCAGGACTGATGAACCTGAGCCACTCAAGCTTGTCCGAGAGTGGAGAAGGCGTCACACCTGTCAAGAGCAAGACATCGCTGACACACCTACCAGCGGTTTAGCAGACACACAGCTTGCAATGGGATTCCAACCAGGTGAGATGCCAGCAAAGAAACATGACCCTTGGGAAGATGATGATTGACCACAATTCGCACGAACGCACGAGTGTTTGTAGGTTTCCGCAATGAATAAAAAAACCTTTGACAAGTTCTTAGATCGTGACAAGTGTTGTAGTCATTGTGGAACCACAGATGACACGCTTATCCCACAGCATCGAGCCAACAGAGGCATGGGTGGCAATAGAGCCTTAGACAGACCTAGCAACATCATTGTGCTTTGCAGTGCTGCCAACTTTATGCTTGAGTCCAACGCTAGGTTTGCCGAGATGGGCAGGTTATTCGGCTGGAAGCTAGAGCGACACCAGGTACCAGAGTTTACCCCTGTCTACATGGGTGACGGCTGGTGGCTGTTAGATAACGACTTCAACAGGACACCGGTGCCAAATAACGACATCGAATACTTTTAGGGTGCTAAGGTAAAAACATAACTAAATAAAAAGGCCCCCCTGAGATAACTCAGAAGGGCCGATACCAACAAGTCGGTGTTGGCATCACTCAATTATAGTGTGCCAACCTTTTAGAGGAAGGCACATTTGTGTTTAACTGGGACAATAAAAACCTCGCTGAGGTGCTGTCAATGTACGGCGGAAACATCTTCATGGCCGAGATGGATTACCAGTCTATGGGACTCGACAACGGCCAGTGGGTAATGCTGGTCAAAGAGGGCTACGATAACAGAGTCATTAGCCCAACTGTCATGATGCTAATGGCTGAGAGAGCAGCTGCAAGATGAGTGGTGTTTACAAAATCTACCGGCACGATTCACAGCCGTTTGCTCAAGTGCCCAATAGTGCAATTAGAGATCCTGAGATAAGTCCAAACGCCTTTAGGTTGCTTGCCTACCTCATGAGCCACAAAGAGGGCTACGAGCTCACCTATGGCCAGATTGAGCGACAGACAACGCTTGGCAGATACGCAATCAACGAGGCTATTCGAGTTTTGACTATCAAAGGCTGGCTTAGGACTGAGAGAACCAAAAAAGATAACGGCCAGTTTGGTCCAACATCGTTTCACATACTTGACCCAGAGGCGGTTGATTCCGTAGCGGATGACTCCAGCGTGGGTCATTCCACTATGGAACAGCCAACGGACATTAAGAATACTAATTACTTAGAGAATACTAAAGATAAAGAAAAACACTTAGAGAGCTTTGAGATGTTTTGGAAACTTTACCCTAAACGCATAGCTAAAGCTGATGCCCTAAAAGCTTGGAAGCAAGTGCTAAAAAAGAAAACCGCTGATGAGATGATTGGCATCACCAAAGCGTATTCGGAAAGTAAGCTACCCGACATGACCTACATTCCCTACCCAGCATCCTGGTTGAACAAAGGACTCTACGAAGCAGTGGAGAACGATAAACCTGCACCGGCAAGCAAACCTATCTTTGGCAGAATCAAGTGAGTGAGTTCGAGCAGTTAGTCATCGGCTCTGTCCTGCTAACAAACGGCAAGGCACTCGATGACCTGACGCTCACAGGCAAAGACTTTGACGATCTCGGACACGAGAAAATCTACACAACAATGCTTGAGATGAAGCAAGCTCGCCAGCCGATAGATGTCATCACAGTCGGGGCAATGCTGCCTAAGCTTGCCAGCTATCTGCACGACTGCATCACAGCAACACCAACTGCTGCTTCTGTTGGCTATTACGCCGAGCGAGTCATCGAGGAAGTCACCAGGCGAAAACTTGCTCATGCCGGTCAAGTAATCAACATGAAAGCCCAGCATGAGGACTTGGCAACAGTTATAGATCAAGCCAAGAAAGAGATTGACAACCTAAGTGATCGCAACACAGCCAGCCGACCAAGCTATGTCAGCGATGAGCTAATTCCTTACCTTGATGAGATTGACAAGCCAAAGAACTATCCACTGAGCCCTTGGAAAGACCTCAACGACATCCTTGGGGGTTTTAGACCAGGTGCCCTTTACATCATCGGTGCTCGACCTGGTATTGGTAAGACCATAGTTGGCTTGCAGATTGCTTGGGAACTATCGAAGCAAGGTCCGGTCAGCTTTCACAGCCTTGAGATGGGCAAGTCAGAACTCTATAACAGAATCATCTCGATGGAAGCTGAGGTTTACATTGGCAACATTGAAAAGGGCACACTCAAAGACATTGACTGGGACAAGATTGCAAGAGCTAAGGAAAAGATAACCAGCCACCAGCTCGCCATCCATGACAAGTCAGGACAGAACCTTTTGCAGATTAGAGCTATGGCAAACGGAGTCAAGGCTAACGGCCAGCTTAGGGCAATCGTTGTTGACTACCTTGGCTTGATTCAGGACACAGAAAAGGGCCGAAAGAGATACGAGATGATTACCGACATCTCCATCGGGCTAAAGAACCTTGCTCGCGATCTAGAAGTGCCGGTCATCGCACTAGCCCAGCTCAACCGAGGACCAGAGCAACGCAAGGACTCCAAGCCCGACCTAGCCGACCTGAGAGATTCAGGTGGCATCGAGCAAGATGCAGATGCAGTGATTCTGCTGCACCGAGAGTCAATAGCTGAGGATCAGTTCGAGTGGCAAAAGAGCTGGATGATAATGAAGGTTGCAAAGAACCGACAAGGTGGCTTAGGTGAAGTAGGACTCAAGTTTGAGGGTCACCTGTCCAGAGTTGTCGAAGGCTAAGATTATGGCGTGGATGACAATGTGGCACTGTGTTGCCGATGCGGTGCTACCTGGAAGGTCAACACCCATAAGCGAAAGAGGAAAGACCTCAAGTGCCAGTCCTGCCGTATGCACCGAGCCTTGGTCATCAAGTACGGCTCTGAGAAGTGCATCCCTTGGCAAGGCGAGTTTGACAAGGCAACCCTCACTGTGCCAATCTTTGATGGCAAGCCTGTCCTACCTGGCATTAGATCCTGTGGCCACACAGACTGCACCAACCCCAATCATGTCTTAGGTGACCACTAAAGTAAAACAACAAGAGATAAGGAAAAAGAGATGGCAAGTATCAAAGTAAAAGGCACCATTAGCCGAGTATTCTACGAAGGCAAGGGCATCGAGCTGACCGAGGCTTACACAACCAAGGCTGGCGAAACAATCAACAAGCGATACACAGTATGGCTAAAGACACCAACCACCTTTGACATCGGTGACGAGTTGCAGGTTGAAGGGCTTTACAGCTCAGAGATTGACAACTGGACCAACAAAGAGGGCGAAGCAAAGCAGTCAATCAAGGTAAGCATCAACAACCCTTACATCACCCCTGCTGATCCAGCTCAGGTAGTCAAGTCGTTGTTTGAGCCAACCCACGAGCCAAGCCCCTTTTGAAAAATCTCCGATGGCTAGTCCCAGCACTAACCGCTGGGGTGCTCCTTAACCTATCGCTCAACACCACTAGCGTTCTTGGTGGTCTGGGGCTGGCCTTCGGTCTTATCTACGCCATCGCTGCCATAATGGGAGCATGGGAACTACATGGCAGAGGTAAGCTTTAGCATCACCGGCGATCCTGCCAGCCAAGGTTCACACGCAATAATGCAAGGCCGAATAGTCCAGGTCAACAGTAAAAAACACAAGGCCTGGCGAACAGCCATAGTCAACGAGGTCATTGCGACCCTTCCAGCCGACTGGGAGCCAATAGACGGCCCCTGCGAGCTGATAGTCAACTTCTACATGGCAAAGCCAGCATCGGTGACACGCTCATCACCCTCAGTAGCCCCAGACCTTGACAAGCTGATCCGGTCAGTTGGCGATGCCCTAGCCATTGCAGGGGTCTATACCGATGACAGCAGGATTACTCGCATCTCTGCCCGAAAGCTCTACGCCCAAGGCATCGAGCCAGGGGCCACAATCACTGTCAAAAGCCTAGAATAACGACACGCCGAAAAACGCAAAAAAACCTAAAAATCTCCCAAAAAACTCAAAAAACAGGTATAGAGTTTAGACATGGCCCAAGGGGGGCCGGTTAGGAGATTCAAATGAAAGGTTGGCTACTTACAGTCAGCGTGTTTCTATCCTTTGGCATGACACTTGCCATTCAGGAATACAGCGTCACACTCGGCTACCTGATTGGCTATGTGCTACTTGCAATCCACTTCCTAGTGATCTCACTTTGGTTTACTCGCAAGGGTGCCAGATGAATAAAAAACATCTCGCTCAAGTCCTAGAGGAAGCAAGGCTCTGGACTAACGCTGAGTACGAGGCTAAAGGGGGCAACCCTGAAACAGACAAGTACCACATCCAGAAACAACTTGCCCGACTTACCCTGCTGCAACACATCCAAGACACCTACATAGAACAGAGAGAAAATGGCCAACTACAACCCTGAACCAATCGAGTTCGCAGTCATGGACTACAACCCGAACCAATACAACTTTGGTGTGGCTAAGTCAGACGGCATCTACATGGGCCGAAAACTAATGAAGGATGAAGTCCTAAGACTTATCAAGGCTGCCTATCCTCAGCCAACCAAAGCAATCACAATCATCATTGACCTAATCGAAGGGGTGCCAGTTGAT